TGTCTCTGCCACTGCATACGGATCCGAGCCGTCAAGGTGAGGTCCGGCTACCCGACAGGGGACTCCATGCCACCACTACCAAAAACGCCGGAAACTCGGCGCCGCACCAACTCCGCGCCGTTCCACGATCTGCCAGCCGAAGGCCGCCAAGGCAAGCCGCCCGCGTGGCCGCTATCGCGCAAAGCCACCCGCGCAGAGTCAGCGCTCTGGCGCCAAGTCTGGGCGACGCCGCAGGCGACACAATGGGAGCCGCTGGGCTACCCGCGGATCGTCGCGCGCTACGTCATCTTGCTCATCCAGGCTGAGGTCGAAGGCGTCCAAGCCTACGTCCTCACCGAAGCCCGCCACCTCGAAGACCGCCTCGGACTCAGCCCGAAGGCCATGCGCTCGCTCGGCTGGCGAATCCGCGCCACCGACCTCGACGCACCAGCACCCGCCTCGGTCTCCGCCATCGCGGACTACCGCGCCATGCTCAACAAATAGCGCGCCGCCATGGAGCCAGTCCTCACGCTCCCGCAGGAACCGCCCGAGCTCACGCTCGGCTGGGGAGTCCTCGCCTGGTGCAGCGAATACCTGCGCCAGCCCGACGGCCCAGACGCCGGAACGCCGTGGCAATTCACGCGCGAGCAGGTGCTCTTCGTCCTTCACTGGTACGCCGTCGAACCCAGCGGCCGCTTCGCCTACAACCGCGGCGTCCTGCGCCGAGGTAAAGGCTGGGGCAAGTCCCCCCTCATCGCCTCCCTCGCACTCGCCGAGCTTTGCGGCCCCGTCCGCTTCTCGCATCTGGACCCTGACGCCCCCGGCGGCGTCATCGGCCGACCAGTGCCCGCCGCCTGGGTCCAGCTCGCAGGAGTCAGCGAGAAGCAAACGACCAACACGATGTCCATGGTCACCGGCATGGTCGCCGAGTCGCCGATCCTCGACGAGTACGGCCTCGACGTCGGCCTCACGCGGATCTACACCGCCAACCTCGACCGCCTCGAGCCCATCACCGCCAGCGCACCCAGCGCCGAAGGAGCCCGCCCGACCGCGGCCTTCCCCGACGAGACGCACTGGTGGACCGGCAGCAACGGCGGCCACAAACTCGACCAAGTCATCCGGCGCAACCTCGGCAAGTCCCGCGACGGCGCCGCCAGAATGCTCGAGACCACCAACGCCCACGCCGTCGGCCTGGACTCAGTCGCCGAACGCAGCTACCAAGCCCACCAACAGATCGTCTCAGGGCAGGCACACTCCGCGCGGATCCTCTACGACTCCCGCGAAGCCCCCGCCGACATCGACCTCGGCAACCGCGACGAGCTGCGCGAAGCACTCGCCGCCACCTACGGCGACTCCCACTGGATGGACCTCGACAGGCTCATCGACGAAGTCCTCGACCCCGGCACCCCGCCGAACGACTCGAGGCGCTTCTACCTCAACCAGATCGCCGAAGCCGACGACGCCCTCTTCGCCGCCTACGAATGGCAAGGCTGCCTCGACGCCGACAAGATCGTCGCCGACAAAGACGCCATCACCCTCGGCTTCGACGGATCCCGCGGCCGCGTACGAGGCAAACCCGACGCCACCGCCCTCATCGGCTGCCGCGTCCACGACGGCCACCTCTTCGAGATCGGCGTCTGGGAAGCCCCCGACGGACCTCACCAGCAGGACTGGACGCCGCCGCTGCCCGAAATCGAGGCGGCGATCGCCAACGCATTTCGCCGCTACACCGTCCTCGGCTTCTACGCCGACCCCGGCCGCGACTGGCGCAGCTACGTCAACGCCTGGGAAGCCACCTACGGCAACGCCATCCATAAAAAGATGCGCGTCAAGCCCGACCACCCCTTCGAGTGGTGGATGTCAGGCGGGCGCAGCGGGCTCGTCCAGCTCGCCGTCGAAACCTTCGAAGGCGCCGTCCGCAACCACGACCTCACGCACGACGGCTCCTACCGCCTCACCCAGCACATCCTCAACAGCCGCCGAGAAGTCCGCGCAGGCAAGCTGCGCATCGGCAAAGAGCACGACTACTCAGAGCGCAAAGTCGACGCCGCAGTCGCCGCCGTCCTCGCATGGCAGGCACGCTGCGACGCCCTCGCCGCAGGCCTCACCGCCCGACGGCGCACCCGCAAACTCACCCGCTACTAACGCCAGGAGGCGACCCGCGTGGCACAGTCTCCCGACCTAGGCAGCCCTCTCTGGTGGATGCTGCGACTCGAGCGCAAACGCCAAGACAACACCCGCCGCCTCGACACCCTCAACGCCTACTCCACCGGCGACCACCCACTGCCAGAAGGCGACGAGCGCGCCCGCGAGCTCTTCCGCTCCTTTCAACGCAAAGCCCGCACCAACTACTGCGGCCTCGTCGCCAGCAGCGTCGCCGAACGCCTCCACGTCGACGGCTTCCGCAGCGGATCCAGCGGAAACGCCGCCAGCGACAACCTCGCATGGCAGATCTGGCAGGACAACAGCCTCGACGCCGACTCCGAGCTCGTCCACGCCGCAGCCCTCACCTTCTCCGAGGCCTACGTCCTCGTCGGCGTCGACAACGGCCGCCCCGTCATCAGCATCGAAGACCCGCGCTACGTCGCCGTCGAGCTCGACCCGCTCAACCGCCGCCGCATGATCGCCGGAGTCAAAACTTGGCTCGACGACCCCGCCGACGAAAAGCGCGCCGTCCTCTACCTCCTACACAGCGTCCACTACTTCAAAGCGCCCCAGCCGCAATACGTCGGCCAGCCGCTCGAGTGGTCCGAGACCTCCGCAGACTTCACCGGCGACCCAGCCCCCGAAGCCAACCCGCTCGGCGAGCTGCCCCTCGTCCGCTTCATCAACCGCCCCCAGCTCGACGGCGCAGGCCTCGGCGAATTCGAAGACGCCATCGACATCCAAGACCGCATCAACAACGTCACCCTCGACCGCCTCGTCATCGCCAAGCTCCAGGCCTACCGCCAACGCTGGATCAAGGGAATGCCCAGCGAAGACGAAGACGGCAACCCCCTCGACCTCCCCTTCGTCCCAGGCGTCGACATGCTCTGGAGCGTTGACGCCGACCCCAGCGACGTCGAATTCGGCGAGTTCGCCCAGGTCGATCTCCGCCCGCTGCTCGAGGCAGCCCGCGACGACGTAACCAGCTTCATCACCCTCACCGGCCTACCGCCGCACTACGTCGCGGGCGACCTCGTCAACGCCAGCGCCGACGCCCTCGCCGCAGCCGAAGCCCGCCTCGTCGCCAAAGTCAAAGCCCGCCAGCGCATCTTCGGCGAATCCTGGGAGCGCGTCCTTAACCTCGCCGCCCGCTGGATCAACGTGGAGCTCCCGCCCGACACCGAAATCATCTGGGCGGATCCAGAACGCAAGACCGACGCCCAGCTCGCCGACGCCGCCGTCAAGAAGCAAGCCGCAGGCGTCCCATGGCGCCAGCGCATGGAGGATCTGCACTACTCCCCAGCGCAGATAGACCGCATGGAAACCGACCGCGCCGCCGACGCGCTGCTTGCCTTCACCGCAGCGCCGCAGCCGACCCCGACAAATGCCACGCCAAGCCCGCCCGCGTAACCAGCTCGCGCGGCTACACACCCAGTACCGCGACGCCACCGGCGCCACCCGCGCCCGCACCACCAGCGCACTGTCCCAGCTCTGGCTCAGCCTGCCGAACTACCGCGACGACTCCATCGCCGCCTTCGCCGACAAAGGCTCGAGGATCTCCGCGGCCGGAGCGATCGCCACCGCCACCCTCACCGCGGCCTTCGTCGAAATCGCCACGCGCACCATCAGCGGAGACGCGCAGCGCCCAGCACTCGACGTCGCCCGCTTCGCCGACCTGCGCACCGGGACCACCCCGCTGGAGACCTACGCCCGCCCAGGCCTCCAAGTCTGGTACGAGCTAAGCCGCGGCGCCACCATCACCGACGCCATCAACCGCGGCCTCAACCGCGCCCTCACCATCGCCAGCACCGACCTCCAGCTCGCCAAGCTCGACGCCGCCACCCAGACCCTCGCTGCCCAGCCACAGATCACCGCCTACGAGCGGGTCACCGGCGGTAACGCCTGCCCCTTCTGCGAAGAGGCCGCGGGCACGCTCTACGCCTCCGACGAGGTCATGGAGTTTCACGACAACTGCTCATGCGACGTCGTCCCCGTCTTCGACGGCATCCAGCTCGGCAACGCCACCGACTTCGGCGCACCCGCCGACACCTTCGACAACACCGAGCTCGGCCCCATCTTCACCGAGGCCTCCTAGACATTCCGCCGACAGGCGAGAAGTAGACCCGACTCCGACAGGACAGTCATGGACGACGACGCACCAACCACCCCACCAGCGCCAGAGCAGCCAGCCGAGACGCCAGCGCCGCAGCCCCAGCAGCCCGAAACGGACTGGAAGGCCGAAGCCGAGAAGTGGAAGTCGCACGCGCGCAAGCACGAGCAGCTCTGGAAAGAGAAGCAAAGCGCCGCCAAGGAGCTCGAGGAGCTCAAAACCTCCCAGCTCTCAGACACCGAAAAGGCCGTCAAGGAAGCCGAAGCGCGCGGACGCGCCGACGCCACCAAGACCTACGCCGAAAAGATCGCAGCCGCAGAGCTCAAGGCTGCGCTCACAGGAGTCGTCCCCGACCCCTCGGCAGTCGTCGAGGACATCAACCTCGCCCGCTACGTCACCGACACCGGAGACGTCAACACAGAGGCGATCGCAGCGGCACGCGAGAAGTTCGCAGCGATCCTCGGGAGCCCGCCGCAGCCGCAGGCTCCCACCCTGCACCAAGGCCGACAAGGCCAACCCTCACCAGGCCAGCTCACTCGAGCAGACCTCGCCCATATGAACCCCGACGACATCAACAAGGCGATCGCAGAAGGCCGCCTCGACGAAGTCCGAGGAATCAAAACCTACTAAGGAGAAGCCACCATGGCGATCACCAACTTCATCCCCGAGATCTGGTCTGCCCAGCTTCTCGGCTCGCTCAAGAAGGCCACCGTCTTCGGCGGCCCAGGAGTTGCCAACCGCAACTACGAAGGCGAAATCTCACAGGCAGGCGACACCGTCAAGATCACCTCGATCTCGCGGCCGACCGTTGCCACCTACACAAAGAACAGCACGTCAATCAGCCCCGAGAATCTGACTGACGCGCAGCGTTCACTACTCATCGACCAGAGCAAGTACTTCGCCTTCGAGATCGACGACGTCGACCTGCGTCAGTCAGCCAACGGCGGCGCCCTCATGCAAGAGGCCGCAGTCGAGGCAGCCTACGCGCTGGCAGACACGACGGATCAGTACATCGCTGGGCTCTACACCGGCGTTGACTCCGCAAACGCGATCAGCACCACGTCGATCACCACGGCAGCGCTGGCGATCACCAACCTCATCAACCTCAAGGTCAAGCTCGACAACGCCAACGTCCCGCAGCAGGGTCGCTACGTCATCGTCCCGCCTTGGTACCACGGCCTGCTCCTGGGCTCGGACGTCTTCATCCGCGTCGACGCAAGCGGAACGGATACGGCGCTGCGCAACGGCGTCGTCGGCCGCGCCTTCGGCTTCGACATCTACGTCTCCAACAACTGCGTCAACGTCACAGGAGACGACTGGATCGTCCAGGCAGGGCACCCGATCGCACTGTCCTACGCAGAGCAGATCACGAAGGTCGAGGCCTACCGCCCCGAGTCCGCCTTCTCCGACGCGCTCAAGGGTCTGCACCTCTACGGCGCCAAGCTCGTCCGCCCCACGGCGATCGCCACGCTCACCGCGTCGATCACATAACCACCCCCAGCCGCCTAGTCGCGCTGCCTCATCAGCGGCGCGACTAGGCGCACCCGCACGACCCCCACCCCACCGACTGCAAGGAGACCACCATGGCGCGTACCGCCATCACCATCAACGCGATCAGCGTCAACACCGCACTCGCGAACCCGACCGACACCACCGCCGACGCCACCAACAGCCACGTCCTCACCCCAACGCGGCCGCTGGGCAAGATCCTCCTACGCGTCACGCACACCGCATCCGGCGCCAAGAACTTCACCGTCAAGGCTGGCGACTCACCGCCAGCAGTAGCGGCAGGCCAAGGCGACTTCACCACATCTTTCGCAGCGGGCAACGTCACCCCCGTCGTCAAGTTCTTTGTCCTGTCCTCGGATCGCTTCCAGCAGGACGACGGCACCATCAACATCGACCTCGAGAGCGGCTTCACCGGCACCATCGGCGCCTTCTCGATGCCAACAGGCGTCTAGTCGTGGCGCTCTACCGAGGCGAAGGCGGCGCCATCTTCGAGATGGATCCACCACCCGAGGGCTCGAACCGGCGCGAGCTCTTCGACGCCCAGCTCGAGTCGGGACGTCTCACCCTCGTCGAGGCGCCCAAGGCAACGAAGAAGGCAGCCCCCGCGGCCGCCGACACCGTCCAGAAGTAGGAGTCCCTCATGGCAGCGCTCGCGACCCTCGCAGATGTCCAAGCGCGCGTCACTCGCACCATCACCACCAGCGAGCGCACACGCGTCCAAGCACTCATCGAGGACGCGAGCGCAGCCGTGAGGCTCTTCACCCGCCAGACGATCGACGAAGCCACCACCACCACGCGGATCCGCCCCCGCAAGATCAACCGCGAGCTCATCGTCATCCTCCCCGAACGCCCCGTCACCGATGTCGCCAGCGTCGCCGACATCCACGGCAACGACGTCGCCTTCGAATGGGACGGCGGCCAGACCCTCGAGCTCGCAGGGCGCACCGAGGCCACCTTCACCGACCCCACCCTCGACACCGAGCTCGACTACGTCGACGTCACCTACACCCACGGCTACGGCGACGACAACGACCCCCGCGGCGTCCTCGCCATGGTCGCCGGAGTCGTCGCCGGAGTCGTCGCCCGCGCCTTCGGAACACCCGCCGAAGACACCGGCAAGACCGCCGAATCCATCGGCACCTACTCCTACTCCATCGGAGTCGGCGCAGCCCAGGGCGGCTTCGGCCTCCTACGCAGCGAGAAGGAAGCACTCACCCAGGCCTTCGGACGTCGCCGAGCTGGGACGATCCAGCTATGAGCCTACTCGGGCTCCTGCGCCAAAGCGTCGCGATCTCCGCCTCGAGCTCACGCGACATCTACGGCAAAGACACCTACGCCACGGCCGTCGACTACCCAGCCCGCGTCGAACCCGTCAACGAGCTCATCCGCGACGCCAACGCCCGCGAGGTCACCGTCTACGCCGACGTCTACCTCGCAGGCGACGCCGACGTAACCACCGCCAGCAAGATCGCCCTACCCGACGGCAGCATCCCCGTCATCGTCGCCGTCGACAAACAGACAGGCGGCGACGGCACCGTCCACCACACTCGCGTTAGGTGCGCACGATGACCGGCATCGCGATCTCCGGCATGGGCGACGTCCTTGAGACCACCACCCGCGGCATGAAACCCGACTACGTTGCCAAGGAGCTCTTCGAAGTCGGCACCGACGTCTTCCGCGAATCCCAAGTCAACGTCCCCAGCGACTCCGGCGACCTGCACGCCTCCGGGCGCGTCGTCAACCGTGGCACCAAGCGCGCCAGCTCCACTATCACCTACGGCTCCGCAGGCGTCGACTACGCCGCCTACGTCCACTACGGCACCGGCGCGCAGGCCTCCCAGCCCTACCTCGCCGATGCCTTCTACGACGTCGCCCCCACCCTCGGCCAGCGGCTCAACGAGGCAGCCCGCAAAGGACTCGGCCAATGACCTCGCCCGCCTTCGCCGTCGCCACCTACATCGACTCCAACAGCGCCACCCTCACCGCAGGCACCAACCTCTTCGTAGGACGCCTGCAAGAGACCCCCGACCTCTGCGTCGCCGTCGCCGACTACTCCAGCCAAGCGCCGGAGTTCACCATGGGCTCCTCGAGCCTGGACCACAGCGACCTCGAAGTCGTCGTCCGCTGCACCCGCAACGACTACGCCACCGGCGAAGACCTCGCGCAGACACTTCGCACACTGCTCAACGCCATCACCCCCGGCACCTACTCCGGGCTCGCCATCCTGCGCGTCGCCCCAGTCGACGCCGTCACTGCACTACCACCCGACAAGAACGACCGCCCCATCTTCTCCGCGCGCTTCTCCGCCGTCATCCAGCGCGGATAACACCCCACAAAGGAGCCCACCGTGGCAAAGCCGACTGGCGCCAAGTATCGCGTCCTCGCAGGTATCAACTACCCGCCAGACAAGCGCGCAGAGATCGGCGACATCGTCACCGACCTACCAGGCAGCGACATCCGCTGGCTCGTCGAGTGTGGCGCCATCCAACTCATCACTGAGGAGGGCAAGTAATGGCCTTCGTCCACGGCAAGAGCGCCTGCGTCATCGTCGACGCCTACGACCTGAGCGCATACTTCAACGACGTCTCCTGGAGCCAGGAAGTCTCAGCCGACGAGACCACCGGCTTCGGCAGCTCAGACAAGACGTACATCGTCGGGCTCGGCGACGGCAAGATCAGCGCCTCGGGACTCTTCGACGGAACCGCCACCGTCGGATCCGACGCCCGCCTCGCCACCGCCCTCGGCGCGTCCAGCGACTCGCTGCTCCTGACAGCACCATCCGGCAACTCCCTCGGAGCTCGAGCCAAGCTCGCCGCAGGCGTCGCCACCAACTACGAGGTCTCCGAGAAGGTCACCGACGTCGTCGAAACCAAGGCCGAATTCCAGGCCGACGGAGGAGTCGACAGCGGCATTATCCTCGCCGCAGCGCGATCCGTCGCCACCGCGACAACGACCAACGAAACCTCGCAGGACAACGCCGCCAGCACCGCCAACGGCGGCGTCGCCCACCTGCACGTCACCGCCAACGCCACCAGCTCCACCACCATCGTCAAGGTCCAGCACTCATCGAATAACTCGACCTGGGTGGACCTCGTCACCTTCACCACCGTCGCCACCACCGTCCTCACGTCCGAGCGCGTCGCCGTGGCAGCAGGCACCACCGTCAACCGCTACCTACGCGCAACCTCAACGACTGCCGGAACCGGCGCCGTCGTCTACACCGTCGCCTTTGCGCGGCGCTAACCATAGGAGAAACAAGTGCCCACCTTCGTCCACGGCAAAAACGCCTACCTCCAGCTCGACAACTCGGCAGGCACCCTCGTCGATCTGTCCGCATACTGCGACGACATCGGCTTCCCCCAGGAAGTCTCCGCCGACGAGACCACGACCTTCGGCAGCGCAGACAAGACCTACATCGTCGGCCTCGGAGACGCGAAGCTCTCCTTCTCCGGCAAGTTCGACGCCACCCTCGACGCGCACATGCAAGGCGTCATCGCCGCACAAAAGGCGGGCACGCTCACCACAGCGTCCGGCGTCTTCGGCCCAGCAGGCTCCGCGAGCGGAAAGGTCAAGTACACCTTCGAGACGATCGTGACCAGCTACGAAGTCTCCGAGAAGGTCAGCGACGTCGTCGAATTCAAGGCCGAGCTCCAGGTCACCGGCGCAGTCACGCGGACCACGTTCTAATGGCAGGCCTGCGCGACAAGATCCTCGCCGCCAACGATGTCGAGTCCGAGCTCGTCGAGATCCCCGAATGGGGAGTCAGCGTCGAGGTTCGCTCGATGTCGCTGGCAATGCGCGAGCGCATCGGCCAGATGGCAAGCGAAGCCGAGGAAGCGCGCAAGTCCGGCGCCAACGTCGACCCCGCCTTCTCCGCGTCGGTTGTCATCGCCACCGCCTTCGACCCAGAAACCGGCGAGGCACTCTTCACCGCCGACGACATCGCAGCGCTCAACAACAAGAACGCCGCAGCCGTCGGCAAGCTCTCCGAAGTAGGCGCCCGCCTGTCTGGGCTCACCGACGAGGCCAAGGTCGAAGCGGGAAAAGACTAGCGCTCGACCCCCGTCGGCGAATGCTCTTCGAGCTCGCCGAATCACTGCACCGCACCGTCGACGAGCTGCTCCTCGGATCCCCAGCACATCGCCCGATGACCTCCCAGGAGTTCACCGAGTGGATCGCCGTCTGGGAACTACGAGCAGCCGAACGCAAACAGAAGTGATCAGCCCCAGGAGGAGGACAACATGAGCGACATGGTCGTCACCGCGCGCCTCGTCGCAGACTCCTCCTCCTGGGTGGCGGGCTTCAAGCAAGCCGACGCCGCAGCACGCCGCACCGCCACCACCGCCAGCACCGCGGCCGCCAAAACCCAAGCCGCCCAGAAGCGCCAAGGTGCGGCCATCAGCGGCGGCGGCATCCTCGCGCTGGCCGCAGGCGCAGCCATCGCCGCCTACGCCAAGAAGTCCGTCGACGCCTTCTACTCCACCGCAGGCGCCAGCATCAAAACCCAGCGCGCCATGGGCGGCACCATCGAGCAGGCCTCGGCCTACTCCGGCGCCGCCAAGCTCGCAGGCATCGACTCCGAACGCTTCGTCAAGTCCCTCGGACTGCTCGACAAGAAGCTCGTCGCAGCCAACGACGGAGGCGGCAAAGCCGCAGCCATGACCGACGCGCTCGGCACATCCTTCGTCAAGGCCGACGGCCACGTCCGCCCCCTCACCGAGATCCTCCCCCAGCTCGCCACCAAGTTCCAGAACATGGCCGACGGTCCCGAGAAGACCGCGCTGGCCCTCCAGCTCTTCGGCCGCTCCGGCCAGCAGCTCCTCCCGCTGCTCAACAAGGGCGGCGCAGGCGTCGAGCACCTCATGCAACGCGCCAAGGAGCTCGGCCTGGTCATCGACCAAGAAGGCGTCGCCAAGTTCAACAACTACAAGAAGGCGACGCACGAATTCGACGCCTCGCTACAAGGCCTCCAGGTATCGCTCGGCTCCGAGCTCATCCCCGCCGCCTCAAGCGGACTGTCCGCACTGACCAGCTTCGTCGCAGTCACCCAGCGGATCCCCGGCCCCGTCAAAGCCGCCACCGTCGCAATCCTCGCCTACGCGGCGGCCTCCGCGCTTATCGTCCCGCGGATCGCTTCGGTCAAAACTGGCTTCACCGCACTCTCCTCTGCGGCGAGTGTCAGCGCCGCAGGCCTGCGCACTTTCGGCACCAGCGTCCGTACCATGATCGTCGGGACGGCGGCCGCCGACGGCGCCATGGCAGGCCTCGCCTCCGCAACCGGCGCCACCGTAGGGCCAATGAATCGAGGCTCGCAGGCAGCCTCGAAGATGACCTCGGCGCTCAAGATCCTCGGCAAAGCCACGCTCATCATCGGCGCCATCGTCGCGCTCGGCCAAGCCGCCAACAAGCTCGGAGCAGTCTCCGGCTCAGCCTCAGCGGATGTCTCCAAGATGGCAGGCAGCCTCGAGGAGCTCGCAGCAGGCGGCAACAACCTCAACGACTTCTCCAACTCCTACAACTCCCTTTCCCAAGTCATCGCCTCCGGCGTCGGTCTCACGATGCTCGGCGGACAGGCTCGCTCGATCTCCCAGATCAGCGACGACGCCAACGGCGCCTCCGGGATGCTCCGCAACGCCGCCCTCGGCGTCCAAGACTTCGGGATGTCCCTAGTGGGCATGGACTCCCCACTCCAACACGCCAAGGACGGCTTCGAGAAGATCGACGCAGGGCTCGCCCAGCTCGTCTCCTCCGGCAAAGCCGACCAGGCCGCAGCAGCCATCGAGCGCCTCAAGTCGCAGATCGCCTCCGAAGGCGGCGACGTTAACGCCTTCACCAACGGGCTCAGTCAGTACAACTCTGCGGTCGAAGAAGCCGCCAACTCCACCGCCGAGCTCACCCAAGAGATCCAGCAATACCAGTCACTCACCGCGCAGAGCACCTCGGTCTCCTTCAAGCAAGACCTCCTCCAGCTCCGCGACTCCCTCGTCAAGACCGGCAACGCCTTCAACAACTCCAAAGAAGGCCTGGACAACCAATCCAAGGCGCTGGGTATGGCGACCGGACTGGCGAAGTCCTACGACCAGCAACAGAAGCAACTAGCCGACGCTGGCATGGAAAACTCCGCGGCCGCCGACCAAGTCACTCAGGCCTACGTCCGCCAGATGTCCCAGCTCGCGGCGACGATCCCGAGGACCGCCGCAGGCAAGCAGGCCATCGACGGGATCAACCAGGCCATGGCCGCAGTTCCGGGCTGGAAGCCGATCAACGTGACGACACCGGGCGCGTCGCAGGCGCAGACGCAACTGGCGTCCCTCGCCGCCAAGGTCAACATGACCCCGAAGGCGCTACGCATCGCGATCAGTCAGGCGGGCGCTGACCCGACGGGCGCGAAGATCGCCGCACTGGCACGTCGTCTGGGGACGACGCCTAAGAAGTTGCGGCTACTCATCGAGTCCATCGGCGGCGACAAGGCGATCGGCGACGCAGCGAAGGCCGGAAGCCAAGCGGGCAAGAAGCTCGGCGACGGAGCCAAAGCTGGCAAAGGCCAAGCCAAGGCCGCAGGCAAGGGCATCGGCGCCGCCATCGCCGAAGGCGGCAAAGCCGCCACCGCCCAAGCAACCCAGGCAGGCCAGACCGTCGGATCCGCGCTCAACACAGGCGCCGTCGTCGGCATCCAGGCCACACTCGGCGCAGCCATCGGCGCCGCCAGCTCGGCAGGCGCGCAAGTCGCCCAGGCCTACAAGGACGCCGCCAAGACTCACTCCCCGAGCGTCTTCGGCATCGAAGTCGGCGAAGGCCTCAACGACGGCGTCCTCGTCGGTATCGGATCCACCGCCGCGCGCACCCTCGCAGGAGTCCGCGCCATGGCGACCCGCATCGGCACCGCCTCCGGCGAGGCCGCAGCCCGAGCCAAAGCGCGCACCGACGCCATCGAGCAGCGCAATCTCGACAAGATGCAAGAGAAGCTCAACAAGCAAGGCCTCACCAAGAAGCAAAAGAAGGCAGGCAAGTCCTCCGGCCGCGGCGACATCTGGCGCGCAGAAGCCGACGCCTCTCGCGACTACTGGAAGCAAGTGGCCGACGACGCCGCACAAGCCGCACAGAAGATCGCCGACGACGCCGAGGACGCACGCCGCGCACTCGACCAGCTCCGCGAACAGACCACCCTCTCACTGCGCGACTCCGGCAAGGGCGACATCACCAACGCCAAGAGCGCAGGCAGCGCCAAGAGCTACCTCACCAAACAGCTCAAGGACGTCCTCAACTTCCAGCGCAACCTCCAGACCCTCGCCTCCCGCGGCCTGCCCCAATCGCTGCTCCAATCCATCATCAGCAAAGGCCTCGACGCCGCACCACTAGCGGCCTCCCTCGCCAAGGCCAACGCCGCAGACTTCTCCAAGATCGCCGCCACCGGCGCCGCCCTCGACGTCGCCTCCATCGGCCTCGCCAACACCGGCGCCAGCCTCTTCATGGACCGCGGCCCCAACGTCGGAGCCAACGCCCGCCAGACCGGACCCATGAGCTTCTCCATCTACATCGGCGACAAGCAGATCAACGAGCTCGTCGGCGCAGAAGTCAACGGCCAAGTCGCCCAGATCGTCAACAAGATGGCCTACCGATAATGGCACTCACGATCACCCCCACCGTCGAGCTCTCGCACAATCCGCCCCGCGTGCTGCTCACCATCGACACCACCGGCTACGTCGGCGATACCCTCGCCATCTACCGCGTCGAAGGCAGCGAGTCCACCATCGTCCGCGACTCCGAGACCACCCCGGACATCGCCGACGTCACCTGGATCGGCTACGACTACGAGGCGCCCTACGGCACCGCCGTCACCTACCAAGTCGTCATCTTCTCCGCGGGCACCACCGTCGCCTCCGCCACCAGCTCCAGCACCACCGTCTCCGAGACCTCGCCGTGGCTCGTCCACCCAGGCGACCCCGACCTCTCAGTCGAGCTCGTCGGACTGCGCCAGATCGGCGCGCGCAAACGCTCCATCACCCAAGCCGTCCAGCGCGTCCTCGGACGCTCCGACCCAGTCGTCACCTCCGACAGTCGCAGCGAAGTAGAAGGCTCACTCCAGATCGGCACCAGCACCCTCGCCGAGATCACCGCCCTCGTCGACCTCGTCGCCGACGGCACCCCGTTGCTGCTCAACGTCCCCGCCTCGCTGCTCTGGGGAGTGACCTACGAATGGATCGCCCTGGGCGACCTCGACGAAGCCCGCGTCGTCGCTCAAGTAGGCGCCCGCCCTCACCGGCTCTTCTCCGCCAGCTACCTCGTCGTCGCCCGCCCCGAAGGCGACCTCCTACCCCAGCGCACCTGGGCGGACGTCATCTCCGAATCCTCCTCATGGACCGACGTGCTCACCACCCGCGCAACGTGGGCCAACGTGTTCACAGGCAGCTAAGCCATGTACGACGTCACCACCCGCTTCCTGCGAGCCCTGCGCGTCGGCGGCACCGTCGACGTCTCCTGCACCGCCTGGGCGAGTGGGGAATACCTCGGAACCGTCCCCGTCACCGGCGGAACCGTCACCGTCGACGCCTCCAAAGTCGGGGTCCGTCGCACCATGACCCTCGAGACCACCGCCGACCAGTGGGACGCCCTCAGCGCCTACGGCATCGAGCTGCGGCCATTCCGCGGGATCCGCTACGCCGACGGCACCGTCGAGCGCGTCCCACTCGGAGTCTTCGGCATCGACGCCGCCAAGCAAGCCTACGGCTCCGACGGCAAAGTCTCGCTCACCTGCGCCGACCGCTTCGCCACCGTCCAACGCGCACAATTCGAGACCCCCGAAACCACCAGCGGATCCGCCACCAGCGAGATCTCGCGACTCATGCTCGCCCCCTTCGTCTCCCCGCCCTCGTCCACCATCAGCGCCACCAGCGTCGTCGACTGCACTGACTCCCTCTTCGAGCGCGACCGCGGGCAAGCGATCGCCGAGCTCTGCAAAGCCGCAGCCTGCGAGGCCTACTTCGACACCTCCGGCGACGTCGTCGTCCGCGACCTGCCCAGCCTGTCCAGCGACTACGACTGGGCCATCAACTCCGGCGACCTCGGCGTCATGGTCTCAGGCTCGAAGGAGCGCAACCGCCAAAACGCCTTCAGCGTCGTCATCGTCACCGCCGCCGACGTCGACGGCTTCCCGCCGTTCGACCCCGTCACCGTCGAAGACGACGACCCCACCAGCCCCACCTACGTCTCCGGCAACTTCGGGCGCGTCCCCTTCTTCTACTCCGCCCCCGAGATCGCCGACGAAGACCAAGCCCGCCTCGCAGGCCAAGGCCTGCTCGACCAGCAACGCGGCCGCGGCGCGCAGCTCAGCCTCGAGGCGATCGTCAACCCCGCCCTCGAAGGCGGCGACATCATCGCGGCCGTCTTCGACGACGGAACGACCGAGCTGCACATCCTCGACGGCTTCACCGTCCCGCTCACCATCGACGGCACCCAGAGCATCACCACCCGCAGCGTCGCCCCGACCGACTAGGAGCTGGCAGTGGATCAGATCACCGAGCTCGTCGCCCAGATCAACGGAGACTACGAGCCCACCACCGAGCCCGCCCGCTTTGAACCCGCCGAGGTCCGCTCCATCGAGGAGATCGCCGCCGACGGCGAAACCGAAGTCGTCGTCAAGTGGCGAGGAGCGGACATCCGCGCCCCCTACCTCGACTCATACGCCCCCTTCGTCGGCGACGTCGTCGTCCTCTTCATCCAGGGACGCTCACGCTTCATCCTCGGGCGCCTCATCGGCGTCAACTACGCCACCGGCGCGGCGATCGAATCCACCGGCAACACCAACGGCGCAGGCGCGCGCCGCAAGCGGATCACCTACTAGGAGCCCACACGATGACCACCTACACCTCGACCTACGCGCTACCCTCCCCAGGACTAGCCGACGCCCCCAACGCCCCCGCGCAATTCGCCGCGCTCACCGCCGCCACCGAAACCGCGCTCAACACCGTCCGCGACGCCACCGGCGTCAACAACCTCCTCATCAATTCCCGTTTCGAGGTCGATCAGCGCGCCGCCTCCCCGGCCACCGTCACCGGCGCCTCGACCGGCTGGATCTCCGACCGCTGGAAATGCACCAGCGGCACCGGCGCCACCAACGTCCTCACCCGCACCGCGATCTCGACCGGCTCCTTCGCAGGCGCCCCCCGCTACAAGATGGCCTGGAACCGCAGCGTCGCAGGCAGCTCCACCTCCTACATCCACCAGCGCATCGAGGACGTGCGCAACGGCGCAGGCAAGTCCGTCACCGTCGCCTTCAACGCCGCAGTCTCCTCCGGCACCTCCGACGTCACCGTCTCGCTCACCCAGTGCTTCGGCACAGGCGGCTCGCCCAGCTCGGACGTCACCACCGTCGGCGCCACCACGATCACCGTGACGACCTCCACCAGCACCCGCCACACAGTCACGATCTCTTGTCCTTCGATCTCCGGCAAGACGATCGGCAGCAACGAGGACTCCTACCTCGAAGTCCGCATCAACCGCGCATCAGCAACCGGAACCGGCACCGTGGACCTCTGGGAGCCGCAGTGCGTCATCGGATCTACCGCCCCCACCTACGTCGCGCGCAACCCGCAGCAAGAGCTCGCGCTCTGCCAGCGCTACTACGAGACAGGATCGCTCTGGTACCAGGGCTACGCATCGAGCGGAGTTGGGGAATATGTCCGCGTTGGCTTCAAGGTGACGAAACGAGCGATCCCGACAGTTGTGCAGACAAACACGGCAGCTGGCAACTTCGGAACCGGGACTAACCAGACCAACGCCGCGGACGAGGGGTTCCAAAGTTACCGCTCCGCAACAGGTACAGGTAACTCATGGTTTGGCGAGTCGTGGACCGCATCGGCGGAGCTCTAACCATGACCGCCACCTACGACTTCACCGCAGCCCAGGGCGAAACCTTCGACCACACCGTCACCTGGAAGATCGACGACGTTGCCGTCAACGTCACCGGCTACACCGCGCGCCTGCAAATCCGCAAGCGCCACACCTCGACCACCACAGTCGCCTCTCTGACCAGCGGCTCCGGGCTCACCCTCGGCGGCTCAGCGGGCACTATCCAAATCGTGCTCAGCGCCACGGCCACCGCCGCACTCGCGGCTCGCCGCTACGTCTACGACCTGGAGCTGGTCTCCGGCGGCGGCACCGTCTACCGCGTCCTCGAGGGCGCCTTCGTCGTCACCCCGGAGGTCACCAGATGACGACAGTGACCAGCACCGAAACCATCACCATCACCGAAGCCGACGGCACCGTCGTCGAAGTCTCCGGCCCACGCGGACCTCAGGGCGCAACAGGGGCGGCAGGCGCAGCGGGTGCCGCCGCCGACGTCTCCGCTCTGCTGGTCAAGGCCAGCAACCTCAGCGACCTTGCCAGCGCATCAACGGCCAGGACGAACCTTGGCCTCGGCACGATGGC